GTTACGTAACGACTAACTGAGAACGGGAAGCTGTTATATCCACCTTCAGGCGCTACCATGACCTTTTCTTTGACTGCAATGTAGTACGACGCAAAGGGCATATTCTTCGCGTCTGCTTTACTGCTGTCATAATTCACACGTGGGGCAACGTAATGAATAAAAGCGAATTCTTCTTTCTCTTTGTTCGGATCTTCTAGTGCTTTCTGAATAGATTCTGGAAGATTCTCGTACCCGAATCGCTGCATAGCTTGACGTGCGGTGTACCGAAATTCACGGTAAACCGTATCAATCACGCCCTGATGGTTCTCACAGAAGTAAGTATCCTTCAGGTTAAGACAACGGTATCGCAGACCCGAACCAGGCTGAAAATCGATAAACAAGCTGCCCGTACCAAACGCACCTACTGAAGTCCAACGCTCATAGTTTTGACCGGCGAAGTTAGCCTTTGGAGCGTATCGCATCGAATAAAGAATGTTGTTTACCTGGTAGAACCAGTCCTGAACAGCAAAATCACGATTAAGTGATTCATCGGTAGTCTTTAAGTTATGCCACTTCTGCTGACGCGGAGTAAGCATTGAGTCCATAACTGCAGCAAAACGATCCAATGCCATAATAGGCTTAGAGTCGAACACCTTTTCGGTTTTCTTTTCACCGTCAGTACGATTACCTGTAAACCCACGCTGACGCGGAAGCACACGCTCGGCTATCTCTTCCCAGTGATACTCCCAGTTACTGCGAGCACCTTTGATGGAATCAAACCGTTTAACGATTTCATCTACATCAGCCATAGACATGATCATTTCCTCTTTTTGGAAAATTCTTTCGCCACTTTCTTAGGTGGACATTTCCCTTTAACCTTTTCGGGCGAATGTAGACACATTGCCATGAACTTTTGCTGCTTATCGCTTTTTGCTGGCATTATTCAACCCATCCCACTAGACCCGCAGTTACAATCGCACCTTTATCGGTACTCACTGTAAATCCGACAAGATGACCGGCACCAATAGGTAGCGGCATATCCAAAGATAATCCAGTTGATGAATCCTGCAGTGCGATCCCTGCCTGCGGATAGACGAAGCCTGTCTCTTGTTGATCTAGTCCGTCAATCTGACTTGTCACCAATTGAACAATGACACTCGCCGCTGCCGTACCACTACTCGACCCGGCATACATTGAATGGACATACATCGTTTTATTACGCGGTACTCTGCGGAATGACGATAAACAAGTACGCTCGCCTGCATTGATTTGACTGTAGGTGTTACCACCACTCGTCAATGTGATCGTACCTGCCGCTTTACCACCCGTACCACTGGTTGCCATGTGTATACATTGCACCCAACGAATGTCTGTCGCCAGGGTGTTTACAGGGGTTGTGCCATTCAGTGTGATTATTTCAAACGAGAGATCAAGATCCCCATTCAAATACTCCATCACAACCGTTCGTATGCCTGTACCTGCAGCACTATCACTGGCGCTGGTACTGACAATACTCATCTGGATGCTTTGAGGAACATGAATCACAGTACCATCATGTGATTGAATACTGACATTCGAAGCAGCACCAGTTGTGGTGACTCTCCCGTAGCTCGAAGTGGGATATGCCCCAATGACATTCCCCCTTGAGACTTCATGTTCAAAGGAGCCTGTTTTGAGATACTGCTGTTTCCACTTCGAATCTACGGGATTCATGAGCTAAGTAAACTCGTTCCTGTTTTCTGACTCAAGGCACCGGCTGCTCCACCTACAGGAATGTTACTTTTACGTACCGCCTGTACAGCAGGACTAAACTTAGCAACTTGCGCTGCCGGTGTTTTATCAACCCACTTATCAGCATTCTTCAGTGCGAATAATCCAGCCATTTTATTGCCCCAGTAATTTCTTGGTTCCTGTAGTAACCGATGAGTCACCGCTTGAGAGCATTGTAGCTGCACGACCAGACGCTGCACGTTCACGGCGACGAGCTGCATCTGCAGCACCCGCCGCAGCAGCGGCACTTGCGGTATCTGCTTGTGGAGGTGGAGTAGGTGGAGCAGGAGCTTTAGGTGCCAAACCCAGACTCTTCATAATACCTGACATAGCACATTCCTCTTATAAACTGTATATATCATAGTCCATTTTAGCCGTTTGCCCTATCAGACGATTCCGTCTACGGAGCAAATGACTATCGGATCGGGCTACAGGTTCAGCAAATGTCAGTGCAAGTGCGTCCGCATCGTCCGGAGAGTCCAATCCTCGCTTCTTCATCGAGTCTTTTGTCTCCAGCTTAATCTGCCCTTTAACATGGATACTGTACTCGGGACCGGTTAAATCGTCAATTAAGCCTTGACTGTCACGGATACACCCGTACACCAGCCAATCTCGAAGCAGTCCCCACATCTCTGCGCGTCTGTTCAGGTATTTCTCCGGATCGTTCGCCCGTTCACCCGATTGAACCTCGATTACCCGGTAGCCAAGCTGTTTCAGACGGTCCACGACACCACCGCCAACACCGCCACCATCGACGAATACCGCGTCAGGATTGTACTTGTCGATCTGATCGGCCACGTTCGCTGCCAGCTCCATTGTGTTCACTTTCCGATAGCGTGTCGGCTCGATTGTCCTCGCGTCCCGCCCTCTACGAAAATAGATCACCGATTCATCGTCTCCGAACCGAGCAACGTCCACGCCCATGATCAGTGGCGCACCGTTATCTTCTTCAACCTCACGGGTCGCCGCATCCTGGACCACTTCACGCCCGATAAACTGGTTCGATCCGGTACGCGGAAACTCACCTTTCACCTCGACACGGGTTACATCGTGGTCCTCGCCGTACTGATCTGCGATACGTTGGTATACAGACGCATCGACACCTTCTACTGTCCGCGAATCAATGTACCGCGTATCCCAGAATCCACGGTTTTTATGGAAACACTCAAAAAACCGACCCGTGTTCCGTCGAGGGTTCGAGATCGCCACCCACAGTCGAAGCTCTGCCAGGTCCGTAAAGAAGCCCTCCGTTACCTGCCAGATCGGGTCCGGTATACCCGAGGCTTCATCAAACTGCACCATCATCCCGATCTGCGAGTGGGCACCCGCAAACGCATCTGGGTTCTCCTCAGACCATGACTGCGCATCGGTATAGTAGTACTGGGTGTCCATCTTTAGCTGAGCCTGGAGTAGCTCCGCGAACCACTTCGCCGGACGAAGGGACATGCTGGACTTCTCGAACCAGTGACGATTGATACTCATCGTGTGCCACTTACCCAACTCGGCCATTGTACGAGAACGTAACTGCGTCTCCGTGTTCGCCGTGACGATGTTGGTCCCGCCCATCCAGCAAGACATGAACCACATATCGAGCATCCCCAAGAACGCTGATTTCCCCGGTCCACGCCCCGATGATATGGCGAGATAAATTACATCAGTCGGTAGCCCTATCGCTGCTTTCTGCCGATTGATCAACATCTTCTCTTTGATCTTACGAAACTCTTGGATCTGCCAGCTACGCGGTCCAGGGAACCGAGCGAGTGGTGTGCCCTTCACGCCCCACGGGAACGCATATCGAACATACCCTTCAGGATCATACTTGAAGCGCAGGATCGCCGTGATTAGCTCCTGCTCTTTATTACTCGCCTCTTTCATACTCACCCTCGATCAGAACCCCACTAGCAATCCGCTGCTCTGCCTGCTCCATCGCCGCGCTAATGTCCACGGTAACACTCTGCTCCACCTGTTTAATGTCGCCATACCGTTTCCGGTTCCACGCACCCATCACAAACTTCCGAGCATTAATACGAAGGGTAGATCGCGCTACATCCTCCATGCTGTCCTGTGCATCGGCAATTTCAATGATCTCACTGGCGAGCATTTCAGTGCCTAGCTCTTGGGCTTCCTGATACCGAGACTTACGCATTTCGTCAGAGTGTATCCACCGAAGCAGGTGTTCGTACTCTACACGGCGCACATCGTCATTCAGAATCTGTTTGAGCGGGCGACCATTAGAGATCTCGACGAGGATGGACTCAAACATATTCTCATAGGTCATGTGAAGCAGTTCGAGTGCAGGCTTAGGTTTAGATTCAGAGATCGATTTGCTAGTGTTGGGCTTATCGGCTTCTTGTGAGGGTGCCGGGACCAACCAAGCAGGGATATCAGTCATAGTGTGTTCCTCGATTGTTAATACGATTGTATTACACGGTTGTATGTGAATCCAATTTTCAAAATTTTTATATTTTTATCACGAGTCTCAATGGGATCTGAGTTTCAAAATTATCACGTGGTGCTCGGGTGACCACCCTGACTCAATCACCTTGGACCTGCTGGGGCCCTGCCCCCCTCCATCTCGGAACCGATGACCGGCGGAATCCCCAGTAAAATCAACCACTTAGGCCAGGGTTTACCTGCTACCGACGCCACCCGGCAGGCCCATGGGACCGGCGCCGATGCCACCCGATGCCACCCGATGCCACCCGATGCCACCCGATGCCACCCGATGCCACCCGGCCCAGGGTGAACCCAATCAACCTGCTGCACCCGATGCTACCCGATGCCACCCGGCCCAGGGTGAACCCGATCAACCTGCAGCACCCGATCAACCTGCAGCACCCGATGCCACCCGATGCCACCCGGCCCAGGGTGAACCCAATCAACCTGCTGCACCCGATGCCACCCGGCAGATGACCAACCTACTGCACCCGGTGCCAGGGTGCCGGATTAACCCTTTCTATATATGCACCTACTGCACCCGGTGCCAGGGTGCCATTGATACCAATTGCGCCAACGGGATGCAGTAAATAGTCAAAATCCCAATGAGAACAGTTCCACTGGGCCCAGTCACACCTTGCCACGCTGAAAACACGGGTTAACAACGGGATGCAGTAACAACGGGATGCAGTAACAACGGGATGCAGTAACAACGGGACAAATTGCCAACGGGAATGGATCTCAACGGGATTTGTAAAACACTTGTGTCACGGGTGACTTACAAAACGGCAGACTGGGTCTCCGCAGGCGAACCCTTTTTATTTTAACTTTTTGTATAATGCGAAAAAACAGGTATCCTTCCCCCAGTTCAAGTCACACCTTGCCACCCTGCAACACAGAACCAAAAAACACCCTTTTTAAACTTGCATCCCAATGGAACTCTGATACACTGGGAAACGTAAAGTAATTAAACAGAGGTAACACAAATGAATCTTACAGCAAACGAAATCGCAAACCTGAACCCTGAAACAATGACAAGCGACGAAATCTCAACGCATTGGGATTACTGCTATTCGCACAAAAACCGATGGGAACGTCGCGGCGAAT